AGTCTTTTAGGATTTAAATACGAAAGAAAAACAGAACCATTTAGAAATGCTGCAGGAGTAAATCACCCAGTACTTGCAGAAGCAGTCACACAATTTCAAGCACAAGCTTACAAAGAATTATTACCAGCAGATGGCCCAGTAAGAGCTCAAATTTTAGGAGACCCAACTGCTGCAAAACAAGATCAAGCAACTAGAGTTAAAGACTTTATGAATTATCAAATCATGGATCAGATGAAAGAATATGAACCAGAGTTTGATCAAATGCTTTTCTATCTACCCCTCTCCGGATCTACCTTTAAGAAAGTCTATTATGACGATCTTTTAGGTAGAGCGGTATCTAAATTCGTCCCTGCGGATGATTTAATTGTACCTTACTCTGCAAACTCTTTAGATGATGCAGAAGCAATTGTGCATGTTATTAAAATTTCTGAAAATGAATTAAGAAAACAACAGGTCAATGGTTTTTATAGAGATATAGAATTAGGTGAACCAACAGGTAGAGAAGATCAATTAGAAGATAAAAAACTAGAATTAGAAGGTGTACAAAAAGATGGTGAAGATCAACATACACTTTATGAAATACATACTGATTTAGATATAGAAGGTTATGAAGATGTAGGAGAAGATGGTGAGCCGACTGGAATTAAACTTCCATACATAGTTACGATTGCAGAATCTAATTCTAAAATTTTATCTATTAGAAGAAATTATAATCCCGACGATCCGCAAAAAAAGAAAAAGAATTATTTTGTTCAGTTTAAATTTTTACCAGGTACAGGTTTCTATGGCTTTGGTTTAATTCACATGATCGGTGGTTTAACAAGAACAGCAACAACTGCATTAAGACAATTATTGGATGCAGGTACTTTATCAAATTTACCTTCAGGATTTAAATCAAGAGGTATAAGAATTAGAGATGATGCACAACCTTTACAACCTGGTGAGTTCAGAGATGTCGACGCTCCGGGAGGCAATATCAAAGATCAGTTTATGACACTACCTTTTAAAGGACCCGACCAAACTTTATTATCATTAATGGGAATTGTAGTTTCAGGCGCACAACGATTCGCGGCCATCGCTGATATGCAAGTGGGCGATATGAATCAACAGGCTGCAGTGGGTACTACAGTGGCGTTATTGGAGCGTGGATCGCGGGTAATGTCAGCTATTCATAAAAGATTATATGTAGGTTTAAAACAAGAGTTTAAATTATTAGCAGAAGTATTTAAAACTTATTTACCACCAGTATATCCATATGATGTACCAGGTGCATCTAGAGAAATTAAAGTACAAGACTTTGATGACAAGGTAGATATTTTACCGATTGCAGATCCTAATATATTTTCACAAACACAAAGAATTAGTTTAGCTCAATCACAATTACAACTTGCACAATCGAATCCACAAATTCATAATCTATATCAAGCTTATAGATCTATGTATGAAGCTTTAGGTGTTAAAAATATAAATTCTATTCTACCTCCACCAGCACAACCAATGCCAATGGATCCTGCTTTAGAACATATTTTAGCAATGAGTATGAAACCATTCCAAGCGTTTCCTGCACAAGATCATAAAGCACATATTGATGCTCACTTAAACTATATGAGAATTAATATGGTACAAAATAATCCTGCGATTATGGCTGCATTACAAAAAAATATTTTAGAACACATAAGTTTAATGGCTCAAGAGCAAGTTCAAATAGAATTTGTAGATGAATTACAAGAAGTACAAATGATTCAACAACAAATGCAAGCTATGGGAGCACAAAGTCCTGCAATGATGGCAGGAATGGGACAAAATCCTCAAACAATGCAAATGCAACAAAGACTACAACAGATTACAAACACTATTGAGTCTAGAAAAGCAAAACTAATCGCTGAAATGCAGGCTGATTATGCTGAAGAAGAAGAAAAAATCAGTGGTGAGTTTGGTGGAGATCCATTATTGAAACTAAAAGCTAGAGAAATTGACCTTCGAGCACAAGAAAATCAAAGAAAAGAACAAGAAGGACAAGAAAAAATTAATATCGACAAGATGAAAGCGATGATGAATGACACACATCACGATGAAAAGCTAGAACAGAACGAAGAACTAGCTCATTTACGTGCTGGAGTATCACTTGCTAAACAACAAATGTCTGATATGAGTAAAATAAATGATTTTGGTAGAAATTTTCCAAAAAAATAACTATAATCTAATTTAATAAGGAGAACACTATGAAAAAAACTGGAACTTATATAAAAGCGCCAAAAATTGAGAAACAAATGGGCACAAATAAAGATGGCTACAAACAAGGTGGAGTAGTTATTGAAGCAACTGACCCAAGCACTTCTCAAACAGTTGATGTTAGAGGAACAAAAAGAATGTTAGCTGACAAAAAACCTGTAAAGGCAACCTGGAAATAAACTATGTGGTTCAGCGCTATTAAATTAGCCGCTCAAGCAGGCTCTCACATATTTAAAAATCGTCAGAAGACAAAAATGTTAATGGCGGATGCACAAATGCGTCATGCCGAAAGAATGGCTAGAGGTGAGGAAGCTTACCAAGGCAAATTATTAGAATCAAGAAATTCGGACTGGAAAGACGAATTCATTTTATTATTGCTCTCGGCGCCCATAGTAATGCTTTCTTGGGCAGTTTTTTCAGAAGACCCAAGCGCGATGGAGAAAATGAAATTGTTCTTCGAATATTTTTCACAACTGCCTTTTTGGTATCAAACAATTTTTGTAGGTGTTATTGCAAGTGTGTATGGACTTAAAGCTACAGATTTAATAAAAAGAAAATAATGAAACCAGAAAATAAAATTAAAAAAGTAATGAAAGAATTTAAAAAAGGAAAACTACCTATTGGTAAGTCAAAGAAAAAAGTAAAAAGTAGAAAACAAGCAATCGCCATTGCTTTATCAGAAGCAGGCAAAAGTAAAAAAAGGAGATAAAATGAAAAAAGTAGATAAAAAGAAAAATCCAGGTTTAGCAAAATTACCTCAAGCGGTTAGAAACAAAATGGGATTTATGGCTAAAGGAGGAAGAGTTAAAAAATCTAAAAAGAAAAAATAATGGCAAAACTTTGCGCAAAAGGAAAAGCTGCAGCTAAAAGAAAATTTAAAGTGTATCCATCTGCATATGCTAATATGTATGGATCAGCAGTTTGTTCTGGTAAAATAAAACCAGGCGGAAAAAAGAAAAAGAAAAAATAATGGCAGGTGGTTTAAGAAAATGGGTGAAGGAAAAATGGGTAGATATAGGAGCGCCGAAGAAGAACGGCAAGTATCAACCTTGCGGGAGATCGAAGGGCAGCAAAAGGAAGTATCCAAAATGCGTCCCACTTGCAAAAGCCACTCGGATGACAAAGTCGCAAAAGGCGAGTGCTGTTGCCAGAAAACGTGCCGCCCCGAACACTGGCCCTAAACCAACTAATGTAAAAACATTTGCAAGAAAAAATATGAGCACAGGAGGATTGGTATAATGGCAAGAACAGCAGCATGGCAAAGAAAAGAAGGTAAATCTGCATCAGGTGGATTAAATGCTAAAGGCGTTGCATCTTATAGAGCAGCGAACCCCGGTTCAAAATTAAAAACTGCAGTAACGACTAAACCATCAAAATTAAAAAAAGGATCTAAAGCTGCGAAGAGGCGAAAGAGTTTTTGCGCAAGAATGACTGGCATGAAAAAGAGATTAACTTCAGCTAAAACAGCAAGAGATCCAAATTCAAGAATTAATAAATCTTTAAGAAAATGGAATTGCTAATGGATATGTTTGATAAAATAATGTACACTATCCTAGGTAAACTTGACAATCTGTTTGAAGTAATTATACCTAATATATATGAGAGACTCAAAAACAATAGAATCTTTTCTTCAAAAAAAAGAAAAAGAAAATAAACAAAAAAATATGTTTCAAAACCTTCGAAAAGAGGTAGATATAGGTGCGAACGGAACTCAACAATACGTAATAAAAAAAGGTGTAAATAAAAACAAAATAGCTAAAAAATAAGGAGAAGATAATGGAAGGTTTATTAATACTAGACAAATTAAAGAAAAGAATTAACGCAACTCTGCAACAAGTTGGTGAAACAATGATTAGCGGAGGGGTTGACAATATGGAAAAATACAAGTATTTACTAGGACAGGCACATGCCTATCAAATAATATTACAGGAAATCTCTAACCTGCTAAATAAAGACAAGGAGCAAAAAGAAGATGGAAACGTTATTGACATCAAAGGAAGTACCAAAGACTAAATTAGCTTTAGAAGAAAAATATAAAGAAGAAGACAAAATTAAATCTAACCTAGAAGCTAAAGAACCATTAAACCCAGAAAATATACAAGGCGTGGTAGATGAATTACCAGAACCTTCTGGTTATAGACTTTTAGTTTTACCATTTACACCTAAAACAAAAACCAAAGGTGGAATTATATTTTCACAAGAAACTTTAGACAAAGCAAGAATAGCTACAACTTGTGGTTATGTTTTAAAGATGGGACCTTTATCATATCAAGATGAAAAATTTAAAACAGGTCCATGGTGTAAAAAAGGAGATTGGGTGATCTTTGCAAGATATGCAGGATCGCGATTACCGATTGAAGGTGGAGAAGTGCGATTACTAAACGACGATGAAGTATTAGGAACTATTAAAGATCCTGAATCAGTACTTCATTTTATTTAACCACATAGGAAGGATACTATGCAACAACAGACAAAAAAAGAAGAATTAATTGACGTTGGCGAAACAGTCGGCGCTGAAATTAATTTTGACGAAAAAAATGAGCCTATCAAAGAAGAAGCGGCTCCAGAAGAAAAAATAGAAGTAGAAGAAGTAGAAGAAGAAGAAAAACCTGTTGAGACTAAAGCAGAAGAAACTACTGATACAAAAAAAGATGAGTTAAAAGAATATAGTGAAGGCGTTCAAAAACGTATTGCTAAATTAACTCGTAAAATGAGAGAAGCTGAAAGACAAAGAGAAGAAGCTATCGCATTTGCAGAAGCAACTAATAGATCTAAATCAGAATTAGAAGGTAGACTAACTAAACTTGATAAGTCTTATGTTTCTGAATTTGAAAGCAGAGTTAAAACTAATATGGCAGCAGCCAAGTTAGCATTAAAAAATGCAATCGAATCTCAAAATGTTGATGCTCAAATAGCAGCTCAAGAACAAATTGCTAATCTAACTATGGATGCAGCAAGATTAAATTCAATAAAAATAGCTGAACAAGAAAAACCTGTTGAGTCTAGAGAAGTTAATATAACTCCACAAAGAACACAACAAGCGGTAGCAACTGACCCTAAAGCAGAAGAATGGGCAGCTAAAAACCCATGGTTTGGAACAGATTCGGCTATGACATATACTTCATTTGACATTCATAAAAAGCTTGTTGAAGAAGAAGGATATGATCCTAAATCTGACGAATATTATGAGGAAGTTGATAAAAGAATAAGACTTGAATTCCCTCATAAATTTGATAAGATAGAAACTAATTCTACGGAAAGAGTAAAACCTACTCAAAACGTAGCCTCGGCTA